ATGAAGCACGACTCGTTGTTGCGCAGCTCCTGCCCGTTGTTCGACTTGAGGGCCAGCTTGGTCACGCAGAACTTCGTGTTGCCGACCCACATGTAGGCGACCGGAGAGCCCATCCCGCGGGACGTCTGGAGCGTGGGGGCCTGGAGAGCCGTCGCCAGCGTCGCGACCCGAGCCGCCGGACCGGAGAACTTCACCATCGGCTCGGGGGTGTCGCTGCCCAGGTCGTAGGTGAGCTCGAAGTCCGCGACCGCCATGCCGGCGCACAGGTGCTCGAAGTCCGCGTCGAGGTAGCCGTAGCCGATCAGCGACGTCGAGGCCGTCTTGCTGAGCTTGTAGGTGACGGCGGAACTGAGCGCCGTCCCGTTCGTCGGGGCCGAGGTCAGGGCCGGCACGACGGTGATGTTGTCCGTCGCGATGACGGTTGCCTGCCGCGCCTCAAGGCCCGCCGTGGTGGTCGCGACCACGAAGTCCCCGACCACCAAGCCCAGGGCCGTGACCGCGCCCGTGGTGCCCGCAAGCACGCTCGTGGTGCTGCCACTCTGGACGGTGGTGTGACCGGCGCCGATGTCCTGGGCGCCGAAGTGCGCGCGGTAGAACTCGAACGCATCGCAGGCGGTCGGGGTCGTTGCGTTTCCGGACGGAGCCAGCGCCATCGGGTACTCGAACGACGCCGAGACCCGGCCGAGCGCCGTCGTGTGGACCGACGCCGAACGGTCGGAGTCCTGGTCGCGGTCGAGCCGGGCGATGATCTGCTTGAAGCCGAGGTTCTTGGCCCGGCAGCGGAAGGCGTCGCCCGCCGAGGGCGTGGCGGTGATGTCGCCGTACGTGACCTCCGCCTCGACGTAGTGCGTGTAGTCGGTGTCCCGCGGGATCGTCGTGAAAGTCATGACTTACTTCTCCTTGCCACGCTTCCGCGGGCGCTCTTCCGAGACTGCTTCCGTGGTGGGCTTGTCGTATTCGAGCGGCGCCAGCAGCCCTTCCGCGCACAGGCTCGCGACCTGGGACTCGGGCACGAAGCAGGGGCTGTCGTTAGTGGCGCGGCCCCACCAGCCGACATCCAGCGACGCCCCCAGCCTCACCGCGTACAGGGCCACCAACGCTTCTTTGACCGCCGGCATGTCGTCACTCACGCTCGCCCTCCATGCCTCGTCCGCCACCGACTGCCCGCAACATCCGGCCATCAGCGTCCCGGCCTGCCCGTGTTGATGGTCAAGGTGAACTTCAGGTCCACGGCCACGTATGCCGGGTCGTAGAGCACGTAGTCGGCTGTGATGGCGTTGCCCTCGATCGCGTGGACCTTGCCGCCGAACTGGTCCGCGTCCATCGCCGCGTAGAGCGCCTCCTTTACGTCCGTCTCCATCCCGAAGGCCAGGCGGGAGCGCGCAGGATCCTCGGCGGATGGATTCTCGGTAGGCACGTTCAGGCGTGTGTAGGCACGCACGACAGCGGACAGGCTGTCCGTCTTGCTGCACGAGTCGTCGCCCAGACGCGTCGGGTTGCTCTCGGGCCAGAGGTAGTAGATCGTCCCGATGGTCGGATCCGGAATCCACGCCTCCGGAACGAACGAGCAGCGCAGAACCTTGGCCGGCGGGAACTCGTAGGCGGTGCCGCTGACGGCCTCGAGCGCAGCCTTCACCGCCTCGAATGCGATCTCGCGGGAGTTGGTCGCCATCAGGCCGCAGCACTCGCAGAACCGAAGGTCTTCCCGATCAGCTTCTGGATGTCCTCGCGGACCGCGAACATGACCTCGGAGCCGACCGAGTCCATCTCCTGTCGGGCGATGTTGTGGCCCCGCACGTCGGAGCCTGGGTGCGGCATCGGCTTGCGCCCGAACCCGCGCTTGATGATGTGCGGCTTGATCCGGCCGCCCTGCTCAATGAGTGCGGCCAGGCCCACGACCTTGACGCCCGTCTCCAGGGCGCCTTCCCTCACGCGGGCCTTGATCAGGGTGACGATCTTGTTCAGCCCGGAGGCGTTCGCGCCCCAGATCGAGACGCCGATGCCGCACTCCGTCTTGATCCGGCGCTTGATCACCGTGATCCTGCGGCGGAGAGGCCGCCGGACCGCGTTGAGGACCGTGCCCGGAAGCCGGCCGGCGAACGCGCGGTTCTGGGCCATGAGCTTGTCGACGCCGTTCAGCTTCAGGCTGAGTTCCATCAGGCGGCGCGCTCCCAGGTCCGGTGGAACTCCTTGCGGTAGTAGTTCCGGAGCAGCTCTTTGACCGCGGGCGTCATGTAGTCGCCCGAGAACCGGGTGTAGCTGCCGCTCGCGTCCGTACGGGCGGAGATGCCGAACGCCTTCCGGTCGTTCTCCCCGAAGATCATCGCGGCCACAGCGAACGCCGCCTGCTTCAGGTCGTACGGCACGCCAGCCGTGCTCACGTATCCGGGCTTGTAGATCAGCCGGACGACGCGGGAGCCGCGCGCCCACAGCCCGCAGCCGGAGGAGCCGTTGAGCCTGCGCAGCTTGTCGGGGCCCACCGCCTCGTAGTCGGTGCCGGCCACCAGCAGCGTGGACGCGCCGTATGCCCGGGGCCAGTTGGTGTCCTCATGGAGCGAGACGATCGTGCTCGGGTTCAGCGGGTACTCCCCGACGTAGACCTCCTCGAACCGCTCGTTGGGCCGGATGGTGTGGTACTCCGTGACGCCGTTCGTGGCGTCGCGGCAGATGAACTGCCGCTGCGTCTCAGCCTCGATCGCGAGCGTTGCGGCGGCGCACGCCTCCTCGATGTTGGCCTCCTGCTCCGAGCCTCCGGCGGTGAACTTCGTCCGCCAGTCTTCGAGGCTGATCAGGGCCCAACTCGGGAAGGGCATGGCCTACTTCCGAGGCCTCTTCGGCCGAGAGACGGCACGCTCCGGCTCAGGAGTCACCGCCTCCTCGACAGGCTGACGGCCGACGAACGGTGCCACCAGGCCGCCGGCAATGCGGACCTGCGCCACGCTGTCGGCCATCTCGATGATGTCGCCGGGCTCGTGCGTCCCGGCCTCCGAGACGAAGCCCGTCAGCGCGCGGACCTTCACTTCTGCAGTTCCTTGATGTCGCCCTCGTCCCACGGGCCGGAGAGCGGCGGGTCCCAGTTGGGCGGCTCACCCGGCGAGCGGGGGCCGGAGTCCACGCCCGGCACGAACGTCGGGCTGAACGCGGAAAGGCCCAGGCCCGCGGGGGCCGGGACCGGCTGCGACTTCGTCACGTTCTTGAACACGGCTCCTCCTGCGAAGGTGAGGGGCCGAGCGGGTGTTAGGCCCGCCCGGCCCCTCGGGGGGTCAGGCGGTCCGGAGGTGCTTGACGGCCGTGGTGTCGACCAGGTTGCCGTCCGAGCGCTGGAAGGCCAGGAAGACGACCTGCCCGTTCAGGATGCGCAGTTCGTCCGCGCGCATGAACGTCGGCGCCCCTGCGTCGCGGATCGCGTACGCCGAGAAGTCGCCGTAGATCACCAGCCGCTTGTTCGTCGCGAACGAGGAGTCGGAGTCGTTGTTGATGTAGATCGGCTGGCCGAACGCGCGGTCGGGCTGGCCGACCTGGAGCGACATCTCCCAGAGGTAGCGGTTCTGGCTGTCCTTCAGCTTCCGCAGGAACGCCGCGACCGAGTCGTGCATCATGAACCCGGACGACGGCTTGTTGCGGTAGGCGATGTCCACGGAGTGGTAGAGGTCGATGACCTCGTCCCAGGTGATCAGGTTGGTCGCCGCCGCCGTCTTGCCCAGGCTGGACTGCACCTGGACGCCGAAGGGGAGCGTCGTGCCGCCGCCCGCCGTGAAGTCGGTGTTCTGCTTCCGGGCGATGCGGGTACCGAGGGCCGCGCCGAGGTACTGCGGCAGGTTGATGCTCGAGTCCTGGAGCAGCTCCCACGGCACGATCACCGCCTTGGAGCTGTACTTGAAGGAGCCGAGGGTCACCAGGCCGAAGGACGGGTCGGCCGTGGTCGTGATCGCGCCGCCGTCGGCCACGATCTCACCCGTGTTCGCCGTGTCGTCCACGGTCGGCAGGGGCAGGGAGGCGCCGGTCGAGGTGTTGTAGACGGTCGCGAGGTTGCGGACGCGGCCGTACCACTTCTGCACCTCGTAGTACGCCTTCATCATCTCGTCCGGGATCGAGTTGAGACCCTGGGTCGCGGTGATGCTGGAGAGAGCGCGCGCTTCGAGCTCGGGCGCGTTGTGGTTGAAGCCGATGCGCTCGGCCGCGCGGACCATCTCGGGCTTCGCGTGCCTGCCCATGGCCCACGCGCGGAACGCCAGGTCGGCGTCCTGTGCGCGCGAGTCCTCGACCGGGATGATCGAGTCTTCCGTCTTGCGACCGCGGGACTCGCCGAGTGCCCGCTCTTCCGCGGCCACCTTCGCGCGGTTGTCGAGCCGCTTGCGGATATCGGTGATCTCGTTGTCGCGGCGGTCGAAGGTCTGCTGCTCCTCGGCCGTCAGCGCACGCTTCTCGGCGTCCGCCTTGTCCAGCAGCGCCTTGTTGTCTTCGAAGAGCTTGACCCGCTCCTCGATCAGTGCCTTTTCGTCCATCTCAGCGCCCTCCCGGGCTAAGGCCGGGAGCCGCCGAAATGCGAAAGGGCGCGTGCCCCAGCCAAGTAAACGACCTTGACCAGAACCGCGCCCAACCAGTAGGCTTGCGGGTTGTACTGGAGCGCCGGACCGCCCGACTATGCGGGCCGACCCGACGACCGCTCAACGTCTGATACGAACGGTAGCACCACTACGGCTTGTGGGTCAACGGTTTTCTGCTGGCTCCCAACGCGACGGCTTGACCGCACGCAGGACGAACCGGAAGTCCAGGTCGTCTTCCAGTAGCAGCATCCGATCCGCGCCGTTGGCGACGTCGAAGTCCCCTCGGTAGCAGAACCGGAAGTCGGACATCGCCGTCTTCCCGACCTGGCGCTTGTACTGGTCCTGGCTCAGGAACACGAGAGTCCCGGACGTAAGGACGCGGGTGTGGCTTGGGTCCCCGAAGGCCCACATGCTCCGGTAGCTCGGGCACGTCGCTGCGAACAGGCCGCCGGGCTTCATGACCCGGTGGAACTCCTCGAACTGGGCGAATAGGGCCCGGTAGTCCCCGAGCCGCCCGACGTGCTCCAGCACCTCGTAGGCGTGGATCTCGTCGAACGTGTCGTCTTCGAAGGGCAGGGGCCGGCCCTCCGAAAGCGTCTCCAGGTCGAAGACGACGTCCGGCTTGTGGTCCGCGTTGTGGTCCAGCGTCACCAGCTCCGTCCACTCCGTCCGGCCGCCGAGAGGCATGCGCCGCTCCCGGCTCGACCCGGCTCCGAGGAGCAACTCCACTAGGCGCCCTGTAGGCGGTGACGGAGGCGGAGGTCGGGGGTGTGCTCCGGCTCCTTCGGGGCAGGCGTCGCCTGCTGCCGCGCCCGCGCGGACACGACCGTCTGGGCGTACGCCGGGTAGGCCACCGGGGAGACGTCCATCAGCTCAAGGTCGCGGATCTCCCGGAGCTGCTCGCCATCCACTGTCCGCCACTCGTCGGTGATGACCCGGAAGGCGAAGGACATCTGGTCGACGTCGCCGCGCTTGATCAGGGTCATGGCGTCCCGGCCGGCCTGCGTGTCGGGCAGATCGTTCTCGATCTTCAGGCCGCGCTCGTCCACCGACAGGCGCAGCGTCCCGGACTTCGTCCGTCCCAGCACCAGGTCCGCGTTGTGGTTCCAGAGGGCCCGGACGTCATGCCCCTCCGCGAGCGCGCGGTCGAAGGCTCCTGGCATGAGCATCTCCCGGAAGCCGAGATCCTCACTGCGGCTGTTGAACACCGCGGCGTAGCCCGTGATGGTGGTCCCGGCCTCGGCGTCACCGGCTCGGAGCTCGACGCCGTAGGTGCGCCGTTCGATTTCAGGCTGCATTGCTGCTCTCCTTGATTCCTGCGATTGCTTCCGCCATCTCGGCGGGACGAAGGGACAGGCACCGCGAGGCCACCGACTCAACGCCCTCTTCCAGGTTCGATGCCTTGATGGCCTCCCACTGGTCCCTCGAACGGGCCAGATAGTCGGCCGCCAGCCTCCCCGCCACCTCCGCCGGGTCCCCGCTCAGCCCCGCCTGGGCCATGTGCAAGGCCACTCCGAGGGTGATGGACTCCCGCAGCACCGGGCTCCCACCCCCGCAGAACTGGTCGATCCAGGCCGCGAAAGCCTGCGGGCCCTTCTTGGCGGCGTTACGGGCCTCTGCGCACTCCCTGCGCACGAAGCGGGCGACCTGGTCCACCAGCACCGCCCGGGTCGCGGACTCCACCGCACGGGCGCTACGATGCGGCTGCGGGGCATCCTGGACGGCATCCGGGGCCGCAGGAGCCAGGGCCGGCGGGAAGGCGGGCGGCGGCTCCTTCTTCTCGGGCGGCGGCGGCAGGTTCTCCTTCTTCGCGATCCACTTCTCGTCCACGACGCCCATGTCGTGCAGGGCCTTGTAGCTCGCCATCCGCGACGCGCTGTCCACCCGCAGGATGGCCTCGACGTTGTGCTCCACGTAGAAGGTCGCCCGCTGGGTCGGCGGGAAGAGCTTCCGGTTCAGCTCCTGCTCGATCCGGATGAGCCACGGCCGAAGGGTGTCGGTCAGGAAGTTGATCTGGTCGGCCTCGAGGTTCCCGCCCGGGCGCTCGCCGATCTTGCTCTTGAGCTTCGCGGGGGAAAGGTTCAGCCACCGGCCGACCTCCTCCACCTCGAACACGCGCGTCTCCAGGAACTGCGCGTCGTCCGGAGGGATGCCGATGGAGTGGACCTTCATGCCCTCCTCGGCCACGAGCAGACCTAGCTGGCCGTCCCCGCCCACTTGGCGGTTGATCGAGGCGCGCAGGCGATCCTGGGCCTCGGGGGACAGCTTCCCCGGGTGTTCCATGACCGTCCCCGGCCGGGCGCCGTTGCCGAAGAACTTGGCCCCGAACCGCTCCGCCGCCAGGCCCAGTCCGAGGGACTGCCGAGCCATCTGCACGACCGAGTACCCGCGCAGCCCGTCGAACCCGAGGCCGGGGATGTGCAGCATGTCCTCGGCGTCCATCACGCCCGCCTTCGACCCGGTCACCCGGTAGCGCAGAACCTGCCCGTCGAGGAACGGCGTCACCCGGTCCGGGGTGATCGGCCACAGCCCGATCGGCCGCATGGCCCGGTCGAACTCGATCTCCGCGTAGGCGTTGCCCCAAGTCAGGTCATGCGCCACCAGCGTTTCCCAGAACACGACGTCGGTCATGTTGGGGTTCGGGCTCATCAGCACCTTGGCTGCCGGCTGCGAGCGGTCCCGCTCCCGGCTGTCGTCGTCGCCGCGCCGGTAGACGTGCCGCGGCAGGGTGGCGATCTGGGACGAAATCAGGTTCACGCCGTTCCAGAAGGCGGAGTTGGTGAGCGCGGTACGCTCCGTGACCTCGATGCCTGCGGCCACCGGCCGGCCGTAGCCGTCGATCTCCCGGTACTGCGAGAAGTCTGACAGGCTCAGCGCGCGCTTGTCCGGCACGTCCCGGACGATCGCCGACCGGACCCGATCCCACCAGCTCATCCCGCCTCCTCGACCAGTTCACCGACTCCCGGGTCGCCCATGGGCATCGGCACCGTGTACGTGTCGTCGTGCGACAGGGCCATAGTCTTGTGGTGCTTCAAGCCCGGCACGTAGGCGCAATAGACCTTGTGCCCCGCCTTCTTGGCCCGAACGCAGAACGCCAGATCCTCGCCCTGCGAGCGGTACCGGAAGTCCCGGTTCCGCCCCAGCTCGTTCGTCATGGGCAGGTAGATGTGATGCATCCACGATTGCCCGTCGAGGTCGGCGATGTCCTCGAATACCTGGCGATGGATGAGGCACACGGCGGTAGCGATGCCGTCGCACTCGACCACACCGTCCACCCGCTCGAGCGCGTGCCAGATGCCGGGCGTCTCCGTCTGGTTGAACGCGCAAGTCTTGAACGCTGCGCCGAGCGGGACGCTGGCAGCCAGGATCTTCTTGTCGTCGCCCGCGATCTCGACCATCGTCTCGACCAGCGTCCGCGGGAACTCGATGTCGGTGTCCACCTGGAGCAGCCACTCCGCCTCCGTCTCCAGGAACCGCTGGACGAGCAGCGTACGGTTGTCGGCCACGTACAGGCCCTGCGAATGCTGGATCTTCTCGAGCAGCCGGTTCCCGCCCTTCGCGATCTCGTGGCCGAGCAGCGCCAGCACGGAGGAGTGGAAGGCGAGCGTTACCGATCCACCCACCGGGTAGCCCAGCACCACCCGGGGCCCACGGTCCTGGATGCCCGACTCACGCCGCGGAACTCGCAGTTTCAAAAGCTCACCATGTCCCTTGATTCGTAGACCGACGCCGAGGTCCCCGCGCTCTTGGTCCGCTGGCCCAGCGCCATGATCAGAGCCACGATCCCATCGATCTTCTCGCGCGACTTCTCCTTGTCCGGCCGGATCTGGGAGTCCGGGCCGAACCTCACCGCCACGTTGGAGACCATCCAACGTAGGACCGGGCAGCCGCCGTGCCGCAGCTTGCCGGACGCGATCAGCTTCTCCAGCTCCTTCGATGGCGCCGACATGCCGGCGAACCCCTGCGGGTAGTCGATGACCCGCGTCGCGCCCAGCTTGTCCTTGAGGTGCGTCGTCATCTGCGTCACGTTCCAGCGGTCGAAGGCCATCGCCTGCAGGTCGAACGTCTGGAAGTCGGCCAGCAGCTCCGACTCGATCCGGTCGTAGTCGCAGACGTTCCCGTCCGTCGCGGTGATCAGCCCCGCGTCCACCCACTTGCGCAGCATCATGCGGTCCGCCTCGGTCCGCCCCGAGTCCTGGGCGTCCAGGGAGTCGGCCGGTATCCAGTACCGCATGAGCACGTCGAACGCCCCGCCCTCGTCAGGGCCGAACAGGTACGCCGCCGCGCACAGGTCCATCCGCGACGCCATGTCCAGGCCAGCGAACATCGGCCGCCCGGCCAGATCCTCCCGATCCTCGCGGGGTTTGCAGGCGTCCCACGCGTCCATCTCGAGCCACCGCTGCGACTGCTCGGTCCAGACACAGAAGTTCAGGCGCTTGACGATGTTCTCCTTCGACGGCATGGAGACGGCATCCTTGACCTGCTCCCGCAGATAGGCGATCGGCAGCACCGTACCGATGGAAGGGTTCGCCTTGGGCCAGACCGCCTCGTCCCGCCAGTCGTCTCCCTCATCCAGGGAGCACACGTAGGCGAACCAACCCTCGTTCTCGACGGCCCCCTCGAGCACCCGCATGGAGAGCTCGTGGTGCTCCCAGCACACCGACGTGCGGTCGTACCCGCTGTTCGTGATCTCGAAGATCAGCGCGTTCTGCCGACGCTTCGTACCGGCGCGCATCTTGTCCACGACCATGGACGACTGGTGCTCGTGCAGCTCATCGATCAGCGCCATGTGGACGCGCTTGCCGTCCAGGCCCCGGTGCTCCGCCGAGACGGGCTTGAACACCGACGACTCCTTGGGGATCGTCAGCGTCCCGATCTGCACGTCGCCACGGTCGGGAGAAGAGATCAGGTCGTCCAACTCGGGCGAACCCTTGACCATCCGCCAGGCGTCCTTCCAGACGATCTTCGCCTGGTCGCGGTCGTTCGCCGCGGAGTAGATCTCCGCCGCCGGCTCTCCGTCCAGCACCAGCCCGAAGAGCCCGATGCCCGCCGCGAGCGGAGTCTTGCCGCTGCCCTTGGCCGTCTCCACGTACGCGGACCGGAACCGACGGAACCCGTCCGCCTTGTACCACCCGAAGATCGAACCGACTACGAACGTCTGCCACGGTACGAGCGTGAACGGCGCCCCATCCTCGAGGACCAACATGTCGGGGAAGAAGTCCAGCGCCTTCTGAGCCTTGTCCGCTCGCCACTCCAGGCCCTTGGCCTTCGCAGACTTAAGATCCGCCAGGTGCCGAGCGCACGCCATCCGCACCGGACGGCCGGCCACGATGCGCCCCCTCACGACGTCACGGGCGTACGCCGTCACCGGGTCAGCGCGCACGAAGCTTCTCCAGCTTCGACTGCGGCTTCGCGGGAGCCTCGGACTTGAGCTT